CGCTATAGATGTGGTTGATGTCCACATTGTCATTCATGCCACTTGCTATGCCCATGATGTAGTGAAGAGTCTCTGTGTGCCAATCAAGCACCATCAGAACTCCGATGCGACCCTTGCTAGTGTCAAACCAAAGCACGTCTTGCAAGTTCATTAGGGTCTCCAGAGGAATAAATCAAGGGCTAAGATTACAGCGCCAATGGCAAACAGAATCACATTGATTTGCATGGTGCGGAATTCTTTGTCGTTCATGATTCCCTCGCTTTCAGCATCATGTCGGCAATCATGTAAGCTTCTTTGACAAAGAGCTCTGTGTGAATAAATAAGGTTCCAGATTCACCTTCTTCACCAATCATTTCATACCCGTCTTCATCTACAAATTCTTCTGCCCTCTCCATGCCCATCAAGCCAACCATAGCTTTAGCCGCAAAGTAGTCACGCAAGGTCATGCCTTGTTCAGTGATGTGTGAAACACCCGCTGGCGCGGGAAATGCTGGTGTGTTCATTTAATATCCAATGCAAAAAGGGTTGTGAAGACGACAATGAGGAAGATGAAGTAAGCCACCCAGCCAAGCACTTTGCGCTCTGAGAATTCAGGCTCAATGCCGAGCAACGCCATCTGAATAATCTCAGCGTCGTGGCTCATGTGGTTTTCTGGGGGAGGGCTGTACATACAGCCAATGCGAAGACCAGACTTGGTCGTGAAGGGTAGGTGTTTTTCCAATTGATTCTCCTTAACCGCTGTATCAGCGTGAGGGCATCTTAACACGATATTAAAAACGCACAATACAATCCCGACTAAATTGCAGGGGTTCTTTTAATTCAAAGTTAATGTATACTCTGCCCCGTTGGGATGTTAAGCCAGCGTTCAAGGATGTCGATGCAAAGGTTTTTCTGGCTTTCCACTTTGCTTAACACAAGACCAAATTGAGTTCCAACAACTAATTGAGGACACGATGACATTGCAAGAGTATTTTTCGACGGAGCCATTGGGCGCTAGAGGTGAGATGGCAGAGTATCTAGGCATCAGCCTGACATGGATGTCTCTGTTGATCCATGAGCGTAGAACCGCATCCGCAGCCTTGGCTGTCAAAATTGAAAAGGCAACACAAGGTTTGGTCACAAGAAAAGACTTGCGTCCAGATTTATTCTTCGTGTAAGATGGTTTGAAATGAAGGCTAGGAACGGATTGATCCCCGTTCTGAAAAGGGTTCCCACTTTCCCCTGCCTGAGTTTCTTTGTTTGTAAGTGGGCTATTAAGTGGGAAAAAATGCATTACTACCAATTCAACATTGGCGACTACAGAGCCGCCACTACGCATCTATCAAACGATGAGGATCTCGCCTACCGCAGACTCCTCGACATGTACTACGACACCGAACAAAAAATCCCATTGGATACCCAGTGGGTTGCCAGGCGGTTGCGTTTGGATACCAAGACGGTTACTGCTGTTTTGGAAGACATGTTTGACAAGCAAGAGGATGGCTGGTTTCATGCTCGATGCGATGAAATCATCAAGCAATACAAAGAGTTTGCTGAAGCTGGAAAGCGTGGAGCGGCTAAGAGGTGGGGTAACAAGGGTGTAACACCCCCTAATGGGGAGGCTAATAGCCCCCCTAATCAACCCCCAATAGCAACTAATAACTATAAACTAGAAACTAGTATTACAGTATCTAAAGATACTGTTCGTCCGCCAACAGGCGAACCTGAAGAAAAACAAGGTTCAAAGTTACCAGGATGCGACCACAAAGGTGTTCTAGCTCTGTACCACGCAACTCTTCCCAATCTGCCAACAATTGAGATTTGGAATGACACTCGTGCTGGTTACCTCAGACAGAGATGGAGAGAGGTGGCCCTGGACTTGGCAAAAGAAGGTCCTGTCAGCCATGGTGATGTTTTGGCTTGGTGGAAGCAGTTCTTTGAACACATCAAGGGATCTAAGTTCCTGACAGGCAAAACCCAATCAAAGGACAAGCCGCCATTCTTGGCTGACCTTGAGTGGGTCATCAAACCAACCAACTTCGCAAAAATCATTGAAGGCAAATACCACAGGGATTGATCATGGCACTTAAAAACTTTACAAAATTCTCAAAAACTGAGGCCATAGATGATGGTCCTAACAGCCACTATTGCTTTGCCAATGGTTGCCCCATGGCTGGAGGCATCTCTACTGGTGGACATTGGGTCTGTGCCTACCACCATCAAGGCCAATCAGAGGACTGGCCTCGGGTGACCCAAGCTCTTCGGGAGTGCGAGAACATCCGTCTTGCCATTACCGAAGTCATGAAGATCGACATGATTTCTTGGGGTGCAGCTGTCAATGGCTACCCGCCAAAGTGGCAAGAGTTTGCCGCCCTGTTTGATGATGAGCCTGAGTTGCAGCCTACCGAACATGAAAAGATCCGCAAAACAAAGTATGAGTACCGCCTGCGAAACGAGCTGGCTATTCGTGCAGGGTTAGCAAAGAGGAAGGTATGACCAAGCATGATGCCCAAAAAATCCTCAGTCAGATCCGTGAAGGGTCGGGCGATACCTATACCGAGGCTTGCACCCTCGAATGTCTCAATCTCACCGGAGACCTTGGAACACATGAAGCAGTGCGAGGCTCGGGAATGGATCAGCCGCTACACGAAGAAGGCTATCGAGCAAGGCTCAGGCAACGCGCAATTTTGGTGGCAAAAAGTAAAGAATGACATTGAGAAGCGTCGGGGAACCGAGGCTATGAATGACCTAGTAAACCGAATGAAACAGGAGCGAGAAAATGGCAAAAGTAGAACTAAGTGACTTTCAAAAGAAGTTCTTTGCTCAAGGCACAGGACAGACCTTGTACACCGCAAAAGAGTTTGAAGAGGGCTTGACCCAGGCAAAGGCTGAGATCATGGCCGTGGCTATCCAAACCACTAAGCAAGCCATCGGCATAGAGCGAGAAGCCTGTGCTCAGATCGCCCAACAAGCTGGCTTTGATGAACTAGCCCATGCCATCCGAACAAGGATGCACCGTGCGGATTGAGCTTGACTTCCCCCCATCGGAGTTATTCCCCAACCGGGCCAAAGGGGTTCATTGGGGCAAGCTCTACCAACTACGCTCGGACTACCGAGAAAACAGCACCTGGTTAGCCAAACACCAGCTGAAGGATTGGAAGCATGCAGGTGGCGACATCAGGCTCACGCTCACATTTGAGATGCCTGACAAGCGCAAACGTGATGCAGACAACTGCCTTGCCGCGGCCAAGGGAGCATTAGATGGTTTGGCTGATGCAATGTTTGTCAATGACCAGTTTTTTCAACCAATTCTGATTTACCGAATTGCTGGCGCTAAGCCCGGCAAACTTATTGTGGAGGTCGAGCAATGAAACCTATGCTTTCCGTCATGATGATCAGTTACAACAGTGTGCAGTTCATCAAGGCCGCAATTGATAGCGTGAAAGCGCAAACATACGATAACTGGGAACTGGTCATCAATGATGACTGCTCAAGCGATGGCACGTATGAGCTAGCCCAAAAGCTTGCAGAGAGCGATCCACGCATCAAGGTGTATCAGAATGAGACAAACCTTATGACGCCTCGCAACAGAGCGGCTGCATCAAAGTACTTGACGGGTGACTACATCGGCCACTTAGATGCTGACGACATGCTTTACCCGCATGCCATTGAATATGCCGTGAAAGCCTTAAACGATAACCCAGACATTGCGCTGGTTTACTCTGATACCGCTGGCATCAATTCAAAGGGCAAAATCACAGGCTACAACTTGCACACAGATGCAGACTCAAACTTAGCCTACTTTGGCTGGCGCCCATTTGGTGTGTTTCGTATGTCAGTTTTTAAAGAAACGCAGGGCTACAACACCAAGCTCACAGGCGGGTGCGAGGATGGCGACTTGTTCATGCAGATTGTTGAGGGTCGCAAGTTTATGCGAGTTCCTCATGTCCTGTACTACCACCGCTCGCATGAGACCAATACTAGCCCTAAGAACCACTCATGTGGGACATGCCCTGACCGCCCAGTGTGTAACTACATCAAGGTGTGGAGCAAGCATGCAAATTTTGATTACTTGACCTTTACCCCATTAGAAAAACCAGAGGAGAAGAAATGACCGAAAAACTTATCGACCCAAATGCCGCGGTTGACTTCATGATCGCCAAGTCTGCCGAGTACGCCCAGGCAGAGGCAAATAAGGTGTATATGGAGGAACTGAGGAAGACCATCAAGGCCGAAGAAATGAAGAATGCTGAGATCTTTGGCAATGGCGAGTACAAGACCGCAGCCATGCAAGAGAGGGAAGCCTATGCCTCGCCTCGCTACAAAGAACACCTGGTAGCCCTCAGACAAGCCGTAGAGGAGCGCGAGCGTCTCAGATGGATGCTGATAGCCGCACAGGAAAGAATCGCTGTATGGCGCTCCCAGGAAGCCTCTAACCGCCATGTCGAGAAGGCTACCCTGTGAACAACAACCTGACCGCCAAAGAAAAAGCCTATGTCGGACTAGTCAAGGAGCTTCCATGCTCGGTGTGTGACCAAGAGGGTCCTAGTGATGCCCATCATGTCAAGCAGCATAGGCAGTACACCGTGGTTGCTCTGTGCAAGTCCTGTCATCAGGGGAGCAAGATGGGTTGGCATGGCGAGCGAAGGGCTTGGGCAATAGCCAAGATGGAGGAGATTGACGCCCTAAACATCACCATTCAGAGGGTGATGGAACTTTTATTAAGGCGTTAGGGTTTGTCCCTACAAAAATATTTAAAAAAAGGTTGCACAACCGCTTTAACTTCGTGTTAAGATGCAATCACTGCAATAAGCAGGTTACTTGAAAGACAAACATCATGACAACAGCTACACAGATCCAAACAGAAGCCCTGATCTCTACAATCACTTCTGACATCGATGCACTCTATGTGCTCGACCAACAAGCCAAAGCATTGGCTGATCAAGTCAAAGCCCTCAAAGAAGCTATCGCCAACAAGTATGGCGAAGGCGAGCACAAAGGTGAGTTGCACAGCGTGACTGTCAAGCTTATCGAAGTGTCGGGTACTGTTGACTACAAAAAACTCTGCGTGTCCTATGGCATCACCGATGATGTATTGGCTACCTTCCGCAAAGAAGGCCGTGCTGACATCCGTGTATCCCCACAAAAATAATTTGCAAGGGGGCTTGTCCCCCACTTTAATTTCATATTACAATCACCCTACGCCAATCAGGCGGTTACTTGAAAGACCTAGACATGACACTTACCAACAAAATTTCTGA